CTTAAGACCTGTTCTAAACTTATGAGTACCACTTGCTTTAGTAGAAGTTGAGAATCCAATAGTATTAATACCTGCTGATCCTATTGCATCATCATACTTATTATACAAAGTAACTGTTTTTTCATTTACTTTACGAATTACATATGGAGCACCATTTGATAATGTTCCTGTAGCAGTATTTGTAGTATCATAAGCTGGACCAATACCCATTTCAGGGTTTCCATTACTACTATAATAAACAGTTTCCCCTGTTTCTAAATTATGATCATCAGTAAATGTTACTGTTTCATTTTCAATAGAAATACCACCTGCAAAAAATGTGGATCTACTATCAAAATTTAATTCCCTATATCTCTTTCTTACAATAGGTTCTAATATACATCCACCACCATTACCACCCTCTATAGAGATAGAAACTACATTATCAATATCAAACTTACTTGGATCTACAAATACATCTTTAACAGATCCAGTAATAACTGGTTCTGCATATGCATTCATACCAGAATTATGACTATCCTGAACTACTAATTTTGGTGGATTTACTACATCATAATCTTCACCACCATTGTATATGTCAATAGTCTCAATTGGACCATAATACATATAATCTTCCGAAATTGGCGTTTTAATTTGAACACCATCAATTAATATTCCAATTTCTCTAGAAGGAACTTCATCATTACCTGCAACAAATAAATCTTGTGATAATGGGAATTTTCTTAATATTTTATTTGAACCTAATTTCTTACCATACTGAGTTTCTTTAGTTAATGTATGAGAATCAGTTACATTGCAAACACCGATTGGAATAAAATCTGCATCTGATCCAACCTGTGTTATTGAATTATATAATCTAATCTTTCTTTTATCAGATTTTTTAACTTCAATATAATATACTTTTCCAGTTTCTAATCCTGGATAATCATTAGATCCTTCATCAGAACTATAGATTATAGACTCACCAGTTATAAATGTTGAGGGTTCATCAAGTGTTAGATATTCAAAAGAATCGATTCGTATTAATTGTCCACTAGATCCAATTTGTCTTACTTGATCGTCATTATGAAGTCCTGGTGCTCTAAAACAAGGACAGGTTGAGCAAGCAGATTGGTCATCATCACAAGGTCCATACGTAGTATTTGGATTAGCAAGTAATGTATTCTTGTTTACCTTAACAGTACTATCTAAATCATAGCTTGGAAGTGAATTGGAAGCAACGTACCCATCTTTTTCACCATCAACATAAACATTTAAAACATCTCCAATATAAGAATTATTACCTTCTCTTAATTCTGCTCCAGAAGATGTTACTTTCTTTATCTTTCTTCTAATATCATATTCTTTTAATGAATTAATAGTAAATAATCCACTTACTATTATACTATTATTAATAGAATCTAAATCTGTAATATTAACATCAGCGACTTTTGTATTACTATTTCTTTCTAATATTTCAACAGAATCTCCAAGTCTTAAACTTGACTTATCAATAGTACTTAATAATTTAAAAGTAGATCCATTAATATTTTCAATTTGATATCTACAACTTGTATTGTAGATAAATGAATTGGCAAATATTTCTTTATAAGTAGGATCATCTACATTTTGTATAGATTCTCCAACATTTTTAACAAAAATATCTTCACCTTCATTAATTAAGGAAATATCACTTAATCCTTCATAAGCAGATAAAACTCCTGTAATTCTTAATTCTGTTTTATGATCGGTATCACCATCCTCATATCCAAAAATAACTTCATTAGACCTAATATCAGAACCAACGCTGATTGCCTCCTCAATGCCGCTACAACCGTAGAATTGGTTAATAGACTTAGATGTATAGTCTATTGAATTAGTACCGCTTATAATCGTTCCTGTATGCCCAAATCCAACAGTAGAATCAACAGATATTGTTGAAACTCCAACAGGACAATCTTCTAAAACTTTAGTTTTACCAGGTATTGTAAATGTACCTTCTATAAGATCTCTATCACTAAATCCAATGAATAATGATAACTTATAATAAAGCCTATCTTCCCTTGTTAATGGTTCAACTTCAGATACTGAAGCATTAGTAGATAAATCAGTAGACTTATAAATTGTTTGTCCAACTAAATTAGCAGGATTTCCTGATATTGGTTCTGCAATAACAATTTCTCTACGAATATATTCAGAAGCAGATGGTTTAATTAAACGCTCTTCTAAATCCAGAATAATAGGATCAACACCATAAAGAACTCTAAACAATATTTTTACAGACTCTTCTATACCTTTTGATTGATAGAAAGATCTAGCATGTTTAAAGAAGTTACCAACATTAAGATTATTAGTAAAATCTACATTTTCAAATCCTGGTAAGAATTGTTTCTTTAATTTCTTATAAAATTCCTGTAAAAATAATACACTAAGATTAGTAACTGTTGCTCCTATTTTATGATCTGCAGGAACAGAGTTTCTAAACTCAGTTGGATCACCATTTGGACTAGTAATATAAGTAGCAACACCTACATTATATTTGGTTACACCACTAAAACCACGAATACAACCACTAAAAGTAGTTGCGGTTTTACTAGTATATGTAATAATTTCATCATTTATTCTTAATAATCCATATTCTGCAGGATATCCCTCTGTTGGAAATGGATCATTTTCTGATGATAGAGTAATTTCAGTAGCTGTGGCATCAATAGGTTCATTTAAAGTCGCACTACCAGATATAACATCAGAAGTTAAGTTATCAACTTTAAGATATTGGTCAAAATTATTAAGTATATCTCCAGGAGAACCTTGAGAATCTTGCGAAAGATAATAAGTTTTAAGAAAATCTTCCGCTAAAGGAAAATCAGACCTTAAAAATTCAGGTAATTGGTTTTCAATTATCTGATTTAATTTTACTCTTGTATCAATATCTAACATTCTTTACTTCCTCTCCAGTTCCCCATTAGCATAACTTGATGTGTAATAATCCCTTGAGAATACGACTCCAGAAACATCTTCCCCAGAAGCAATAACGTCCTTAACCATATTTATCGTAGTATTAGAAGTGTTAAATGTGAGATAAAGATCCTTTAAACCTAAGACATCATTAGATTCTGGGAATGCTTGTATCTCAATTATTTCATTAGCAGCAACTGTTTCTGTAATATTGATGGTATTTAAAATTATCTCACCCTTAATATAATCAACAGTACCTACAGATTTAACAATAACTTTAAGTTCATCGGTTTGACTTCTAGTAATGGCACTTAAAACACCTTTATTACTACCATCTAAAGATCCATTTGGATTCTTATTTGGAACATCTGTCAAATATAAGATGCTATTACTACCATTAATTTTAAAACCAGTACTCTTTATATTAAATCCTTCAGGATTAATATGGAATCTATTACCAAAACATAACTCATATTGTGCAAATTGATTAGTTAGAACTTTCATATCCCTTCTAATAATCACTTTAGTGATGTTTGAAGTGATTGAATCATCAACCCTATCAATTAACTGTAAGATCTTACTATACTTAAATCTACCACCAAATTTATTAATATCAATATTATTTGAATAAGTATCAAGAGCAGCAGTTACATTTGCTTTTAATCCAGCAGGATTAGAATTATATGCACTGTTATAGTAAACTGTTGAATGAAGTTCGACATATAGAACTTTAAGATCTACAATATCAGCATTTATACCTGCAACAGCATAATTTTTAAGTTTGTTTTTAATCTGCAACTTATCAAAGTCAGAAACATAAGTTCCATTCTTTGGTTTAATACTAATTTGAACTTTACCAAATTGTGGTGGATTTAATTCTTCACCACCAACAACAGAAACTGATTCTGTTCTAGGGTAAATGCTCTCTATTATTGCTTCATAATCTCTAGCAGTAACTGCTCTATATTGAGAAGAATACAATCTAGGAGCATAATATTTAATTGAAGAAAGGTTCTCTATTTCAGCACCGTTTCCAGAACCTCTAACAGTATTAACTGCTATTGAACTAAAAGGTTTTATTGATTTTGTTCCAACAAGAGTAGGATCACCATCTAAGAATCCACCTTGGAAATCAAATTGACTAGCACCATTACCCTCTTCACCATCACAAACAATATAATTAACAATTATTTTATCATTACTAAGTGGTGTCCCTGTGGTATTTTCTTTACCAATAGCTTCTGATCCTAGTTGTTTACCAACTATTCCATCACCAAACAATATTTCATGTTTTTCATCTGATATTTCTTGTAAGAAATATATCTCAGAGTTCTTATTAACATTAACTATGTTATCAACTCTTTTCCATTCAGTACCTATTGGAGCTCCTATATCATCTTGATCTTTTGATCCAACATTAACAGTGATTGTAGAAGTGTCTATATCAGGATTATCCAATATAAATCTCTGATCTTCATTAGCAACATATAAAAATGTTCTTGAAAGGAAGGTTCCTTGAACAATTTCTATAGGTTCAGTAGGAGATCCGAATTGTGCTTTATAGATATTTCTTCCATTTTCCAAACGATCAACTACTGCAGGTGCAGAATGTAATTCTGTTACTGAAAATCTAAATGAAGTATCATTTGTCTGTCCTACACATATTAAACCTGGCTTTAAATATACCCTCTTTAAACGCTCTGTAGAGACGTTTGGATCTTCACCTTCTACTTCTACCGTAAACCAAACAGATGCCCTTGCAGCAGTTTTTGAACGGGGTACATAACCTATATTACGAGCAAGTGATATAACATTTTCTCTCAAAGTTGCTGAATCTAAGAAAGACTCATTTGCTAATAGATTAGCGTTAAATGAATTGAGGTAAGTGTTATATGCTAGTGTATCAATTAAGACTGAAAAGTTAGATCCTTCAAAGTCAAAATCTGTAAAATTAGAGTTTGATCTAAGATAATCCTTAATTTGTGCCTTTATTTCATCAAAATCTAGGCTTGTATACTGAGTAAACGCCATTATATTATCTGGTAGGTTCTAGTAGGAATGAGAATGACTGAGTTGGAGTATCTAATCCAACAATGTCGAAGAATATTGTTGCTTCAAATGCATTATTATCTACGTATGGATCTAATTGAACATTAACATTATTAATTCTTGGTTCATAATTAGCCAACGTTTCTTTTATTTGATCCTCAATGATAGTTAATAAGGTTGGGTGGAAGTTTTCAAATAAACTATCACGGATATTTGTTCCAATATCTGGTCTAAAAAACCTTTCTGTTGGTATAGTTTCGATTAAATTACGAACTGATCTAACAATCGCACGTTCATTCACCAAAGCAGGTA